AAAAAAAACACCATGATAAGGGATTACTTAGAAATAGAACAATTAAGCCTACATGAGGATAACCCTCGGACTATTTCTAAAAAGAAATTTAACAAGCTTAAAAAATCTATAGCTAATTTCCCTGATATGCTAAACGCGAGGCCCATAGTTATAAATGAGCAAAAGCAAATACTAGGAGGCTCTATGCGCTACCGAGCTTGCGTAGAATTAGGAATAATTGCAGTACCGGTTATAATTGTTAATTGGTCAGTAGAACGCCAACGCGAGTTTATGGTAAAAGATAATATTAGCTCGGGAAGTTGGGACCTGGATAAACTATTCAATGAGTGGGAACCTGAGGAAATTAAAGAATGGGACATTCCCGTAGTTCACGAGGTTATGTTAGATTTATTCGATACGCAAGAAATAACATTTAAGCTGAAACAAAAAGAGGCAGATTTTGTTACAACCGAGTTAGGTAAATTTGGAGTAAATTTGGAGCACGCATTACTTAAGTTACTTAAATACAATGAGTGAACAAAACCTTACATTAAAAAAGGAAGCCATGATAAAGGCGCTAGAGAAAAGCTTAGGCGTAGTAACTAGTGCTTGTAGGTCGGTAGGAATTAGCAGGACTACTCACTACGAATGGCTACAAACGGACGAGGAATATAATAAAGCTGTTCAAAGCTTATCAGATTTAGCGCTAGATTTCGCAGAGAGCAAACTACATTCTCTAATTCAGGAAGGTGATACAACCGCTACTATATTTTATTTAAAGACCAAAGGAAAACAAAGAGGTTATATTGAACGCCAGGAAGTAAGTACCGAACTCAAAAGTATTAATATAACCATAGACGGGGGGACTACCAATATATGAAAATAAGCCTTAAATATTCTGACCAAACACTAGGCACGTACATAGATTTTATGCTAGCGGAAAATGATATAATAGGGCAACTGTCCGCCATTACAGGTTTTAAACGAGACCAACTCAGAACGCTACCCATGGAGCAGGTAGAACAGGTAATAGCTAGCTACGTGCATAACCTGAAAAAAGAGGAAAAGGTATTTAAGCAATATATAGAACTAGACGGCATTAAATTCGGTTTCCACCCTAACCTTAAAGCCATTACATTTGGCGAATGGCTAGACGCTATGGAGTACGCTAAAGATCTACCGAAAAATTACGATAAACTTTTAACAGTATTATATAGACCCGTAACCGCTGAGTTTAACGACCGCTATACAATAGAGCCTTATGACGCGGATATACATAGTAAGTACTCGGTTAAAATGAGACAGTTACCGCTACCGGTTGTAAATGGGTGCATGCTTTTTTTTTCGACATTACTAGACGATTTAATGAGCAATTCCCCCGAATACTTGGAGACCCTACTAGCGGAGCTGCAGAGGGAAATGAACCAAATTCAGAACGAGGCAAAACCCTAGCTAATAACTACGAGTGGTTTCATATTATCGAGGAAATGGCAGAGCGCGATGTAACTAAATTCGACGCCATTACAAATACAAGAGCAAGTACAATTTTCGCGCATTTAAGTTACTCGCTAGATTACTATAATAGTGAGCTCGCTAAAATCAATAGTAATTTACACTAAATAATATATGACTACCACTGATTACCACTACAAAATTATAATAGATCGCTTTAAGCAATTCGCAGACAACCATTACCAACTGCGAAGATTTACCCATGGTCTAGTTACGCAGGCAGATTTAGAAAAAGAGGCTGAGTGGCCTTGGCTGCACGTTAAACCTCTAAATATTTCTTATGAAAAAGGCGCAAAAGTTTATAGCTTCGATATTTATATTTCTGACCTTCCCCGAGTGGAGGAAGACAAGACAGGAAACGAAGCCGAAAGTATTAATGTTTGCTCGCTCATTATGGGCGACTTGCTCGCTGTTGTTAATAATGGTAATTTATTTGGCGGTGATATTTTCCTACGCGCTCCTGTTCAGGCCGATGTTGAAATTGAGGTATTTACTCACACGCTTGTTTCGGTAACCGCCACTATTAATTTAGAAGTAGATTGGGATTGGAACGCTTGTATTGTACCTATGGACCAACCTAATTAAATAAGATATGCCAATTAATAGCACGGGAGCAGATTATAACGACCTGATAAATACGCCAGGAACGAGCGGAGCTACACCATTAAATTGGGTGGAATTTGATACTACCCCGACGGGAGTACCAAGTACGCAAGGTACGTTATCATGGGACGTAGACCATAGCACGTTACAACTTGTATTAAATGGTCATGTGGGCCAACTGATGCAAGACACCTTTTACTACGCTAAAAACCAAACGGGTAGTACAATTCCTGCAGGTACGGTTGTAAGAGCTGACGGCACGCTAGGCGCAAGCGGTAGAATTTTAATAGCGCCATTTCTTGCCGATGGAACCTACCCGAGTAAATATTGCATGGGCGTAACTGCTGAAAGTATACCTAATGGAGGGGACGGTATGGTAATGCATTTCGGACAGTTAAGAGGAATAGATACGAGCGCATATACTGACGGCACGATACTTTACGCTAGCAGTACGTCAGCAGGTGGTTTCACTACTAACATGCCTGGTTACCCTAATAATCAGGTAACGGTAGCTATTGTTATTCACGCTGCGGTAAATGGTATACTTCAGATAAGACCTACATTCGAGCAAACGCTAGGAACGGTAAATAAACAAACGGTAACCGACGGCACAATAGTAACCGGTACAACTGTCAGCACGAAAACAGCGCACGTTTTAATACCTGCCAATACGGTTAGCACGGGAGACATTTTATATATTAAAACGAGAATAAGGAAAACGGGAACTGCAGGAACCTTAACTACGCGCATGTATATAAATACAACTAGCGCTATAGGTGGGTCTTTAATTGCAACGTCAGCAGCAGCAGCGGCAACTTCCCTTTATTTTCAATATAGCAGAACGCTAGCAGTTAAAAGTTCTACCAATACCGAAAGTATGGCGGGTAACTTAAATATAAATGCAGATGACAACGTTTCGGCAACTGTAGCAGTGAGTGCCTCTAATATAAATTGGGCCGTAGATCAGTATTTAATAGTAGCGGTTCAAAACGGCTCTACTGCTGACAGCTCGCGCAGTTCATTTATTCACATGCAAGTAAATAAGGGAGGGTAACATGGAAGTAATACTAAAAAATGAAAATAGCGTAACTTATAGGAATATCGAATATTCATTTAATGGTTACGAGGTTATAGATAGTAACTGCATGCATTTATTTTTAAACGAGGGCGTTTATGCTATTACACTACCATGCGTAGTTAATGGCGAGGAAATTAGCACAATGGATAACTTAACCGCATTAATGCAATGAGTATACTCAGCGAACTATTCAGTAATGGCGCTTTACTCGAGGTCATGATGGACTTTAGCGAGGAAGTCGTAAGGCAGGCGCGCTCGAATATTCGCATTAACCAAACCAAGTACGGGCGCAAGAGAAAAGCCAATACAAGCGGTAGGCTTGCAGCTTCACTAAAATTTGATATTAACCCAGATACAGGCGCAGTTAAATTTGTATCTAGTGAACCTTACGCAGGAGTAATCGAGTTTGGAGCACGCGGTAGCGAGGAATTAGCGAAGGGAATTAGTAAGCTTTCACCTGGACCGCTCCGACCACCTGCGGATAGTATACTAGATTGGATGAACAAAAAGAAAATACGTTTAAGAGAGAAAACAGCTACCGGTAGTAAGTTCGCCAAAGAGACACCTGCAAAAAGAAAATCGGTAGCTTACGCCATTGCGCAAAGTATTCATAAAAAAGGTTTTTCACCTCTCGAGTATTTTCAAGACGCATATAAAGAAACGCTACCCGATTACAGCGGAAAAATAGCAACGGCAGCAGCTGAGGCTATAGGGTTAACTATACTTTCTCAAAATAGAACTTTAACAAATATAAAACCTAAGTAATGGCTATTACATTAAACCAAATACCTTACAACTATACCGCATTAAAACAAAAGTTAATACTAACCGCTACTAGTTCCGAAGTTGGGCAACCTGGCTATAGATTCGTAGTGGAGGTTATACATAACGCAACGGGGCAACTGATTTATTTACAGCCAAACCTTAACGGTGTAATGGTTTTAGACTTTTACCCTGTTATAAAAGATTTAATAGATTTATCAGTAACCTCGAGTAATGCAAATAGTTTATTTCAAGAAGATTTGCAAAGTATTCAATACTACAGTAATGAACACAATATAATAGACATACAAGTTAATTTATACGACGGTTACGAGGTACTCGGGGTATTTACGCAAGACCCTTTAAGCCTTGGACCTGTTACGGATTATTTTAGTTTTGTAAATGCAGCGTTCCAAATTTCACAAGGTCTTAACCCTGACCCAGAGCCAATATTTTCTTTATCAGGAAATACTAGCTACCAAATGACCGACCTAAACCAAGACGTTTATAATTTGGGTAACGAAATAAATACCTATTCGTTAGGCGCTAATACAATAGGAGTACTTGCAAATTTTAGTAACGATTACGGGGTAATGACTATACCAACTGACCCAGGCAGTAGATTAGCTAATAATAAAATAGACCAAATACAAGTAATACAATTCAACGCGGCAGGTGCACCCATTCAAACGGACACGGCAGCCATTACTATGGGTACGGGTGAACTTTCTCATTTAGGGATTTACCCTGGAAATATAGACCTTGCCTTTGGATTATTAGGAAATACGCACCACTATATAGTTAATTTTCTTTTTTCAGGTTCACCGCGCGCGCGATCTATAGCATTTTTTCAAGCTGAAGAAGAATGCAGGTTTGAAACTATACGCCTAGCATGGATAAACTCTAGAGGCGGTTGGGATTTTTGGAATTTTACTAAACGCAGTGAGGAAAATTACGCAGTAGAAAGAAAGCAATATAGAAAAGTAATAGGTAACTATGCTACGGCTAATTCTAGCTTTGAATATAATACTTACGACCGAGGTTTAACTGATAGAGGCGCGTATGTAAATAAGCTTTTACAGGTTTCAACTGATTATTTAAGCGAGGCACAATTCGAGTTTTTAAGAGGGTTAATTATTAGCGATTCAGTTTATATCTTAGATAGTAAAGGATTGCCAACGCCCGTGAACGTAGAAAATAACAACTTTACTCTACTGAGAACTCGCAGTTACATAAAAGAGGGAACGCAATTAACAGTGAATTTAAAATATAGCCAAGATTATACAGCATGAGACCCGAGGTAATTTTAATAGTAAAAGACGGTACAAACGACACCGTTTTAGATTTATACGAAAACGAGAGTATTAGCTATTCAGATGCATTTACCAATATAACCGAGTTTAAACCTCGCGGCAGCTTTTCTCGAGAATTTAGAATACCTGCTACAAAAAGTAATGTGGGTTTTTTTGGAGCACAGCACCAAGTAGGCCTTATTTCTAATTTAGATATAAAAAAGAAAATAGCTGCTAGTTTGTCGGTAGATACTTTACCCATTGCAGACGGGCACATACAATTTAAAAGAGCCATAACTCAGCATGGTAAATTATTCGAGTATGAAATAGCTTTTTTTGGTGAGGTAGTAGATGCGGCTAGAAGTATAGGCGATAAAATGATAAGCGAGTTAGATTACACTAGCTTAGCGCATTCGAGTACTTGGGATAACGTAGTAGACGCTAACGACGGATTAATACTTGGCGGCAACGTTTGTTATACATTAACTGACCGAGGCCAAAATTGGACCGAGAGCGCAGCAACGGGTAACCGCAGAATTTTCAGTAGCGTAAACCCGATTTATACTAACGAGCTCACGGTAGCAGTAAAAACTAAATGGTTATTAGATAAGATTTTTAGCGAGGCAGGGTTCACCTGGAGCGGAACTACCATAGAGAACGAATTAAACGAAATGTG